ATCCAGAAGCTCCTCTACCAGTATTAGCATAATACCTACCATTGGCTCCCATTTTTGCTGGAATATTACCATTATAGTAATATCTTGGTAAACCAGCTTCTGCAGCAACCATAGTAGCACTTGCTCCTATACCAGCTTTACGTTGAGCAATGATAGCTCTCTCCATATTAAGGTAAGCTTGGGCAGATATAGTAGCCTGTGACCAACCTCCAATCAATAATCTAACCATTGATCTGAAGGTAACTTGAGTATCACCATTAAGTATTAACCATCTTGCTCTCCAGTTAGCTATCTTATTGGTAATCCATAATACACCAGCACCTATACTTGCTAACCCAGCTATCCAAGGTCCAAATGGAGTTGCCATTAGGTCACGTACTTGAGATATTGCCCAACCTACCATATCAAGGAATCCCATAATGATAGGATTATTCTGTATAGCCTCTGCAAAGGTAGTCATAAGGTTCTCTGCAGCAGACTGAATTATATCAATCTTACCTGCAAGAGTTTCCATACGTTTTGCTACTACTCCTTCGGCAAATCCAGCAGATTGATTTTGTATCTTATCAAGGAGATCAAAGTATCCTTCAGTATCTCTCATTATGGCAACTGCAGCACGCATACCACGTACACCAAAGATACTCTTTAATACTGCATTCTGATCTACAGTTGATAAGTTCTTAGTAGCTTCATTTATTTTACCAAGAATTACACCAAAATCTTGAAGATCTCCGGTAGCATCAACAAAATCTTTTTTACTCAATCCCAGTCTAGCTAAAGCTTTAGCTCCCTTGAAATTTGGATTGGTTATGGACTGAGTTAAGTAGTCTGCCATATTTCTGATAGAAGTACCTGCCATAGAACCTTGTATACCTGCATTACCCAAGGTACCTATCATAGCAGCTACTTGAGGTAACTGTTGTCTCAGAGTTACCATGGATGCTGCGGAATATTTGATAGATTCTGCCAAATCCGTCATGGACATATTAGATGCCATAGCAGCTTTAGTAAGCTGGTCACCAACTAATGTAGCAGCTCTTTCACCTTCCAATCCGAAGGTTCTCATTATATTGGTCAGTAAGTCTGCAGTACCTCCTTTACCTCCCAATTCCATTCCTGTAGCATTGGCCATCATTGCAGCACCAGATATCATTTCCTGTATCTGATTTGCATCATTACCAGCCATTGCTAAGTATTTCATACCTGAAGCTATATCTCTTGACATGAACATGGTCCTCAAACCTAATGTCTGGGCAGTTTCTGATAATCCAGACATCTGTTCATTGGTAGCTCCAGAGATAGCTCCCACTGAAGTCATCATATCGATGAAGTCAGCTCCAGTTGTAATTGTAGTAGCTAAGGAAGACACTATATTACTGGCTATACCACCAAACATATTTGTATATGCCTGAACAGCGGTTAAGTTAGCCTGTACAGCATTCTTAGCATCCCGATGTAAACCTCTTATAACAGAGCTGGCTTCTCTTGCTTGGTTAGAAAACCTATCTTGTAAGACAAGAGCTATACCTATCTCTAGTTGTCCTGCAGAAGGACTACCACTTGTAAAAGCCATATAGTTTCAGATTTATAGAACAAAAGAGAGATGACCCTATGTATGGGTCATCTCCTTTTTTAGTTGTTCGTAATATGATTCGGCAGCTTCTATAAATTTCTTCCTACGCCGCCATGGGAGCTTTGCTAGAGTGTTAAAGTCAATACTAATCTTTGCTCTAACAATATATAAATATACATCTTCTAGTTCTCCCGTGGGTAGAAAAAATTATCTACTGCCATTACTGGTACCATAATACGTTGACCAGTATCTGGGTCCTCTATTTGAGTAGTTCCTGGGAATATTGGATCCATTCCTTTAACAGTGGAACGAATATCCATCATATCCTGAGAGGAAAACATTCTGAAGTTTTTAACGATCTCGTAATTTTCACCTACTTTAAGTTTAAGGTTACGAGCAATTAATTCCTGGTTCTTAGTTCTCTCGTTCATTGGTAAATTCATTACGTATGACTCACCTTCAGCACTGAGTAAATCAAAGCAAAGTTCTTTACCACTCTTAGTTGTAAATGTTATCCCCTTTGACTGTTTTGATACTGGATAAAATGGTATAGCATTCGGTTTTGCTTCCATTTCCTGCATTGTAGGAATTGTACCATAGTCAAAAAGGAACTCTTCTTTAAGATCTACTTCATAATCAATGGTTCTTACTTGACCCTCTGCTGGGCCTTCCCAGTCATACCTGAATTCAAGAGTTTTTCCCAGAGAGAATATACGAGAATTTATCATAATCGTATACCTATCAAGAGATGGCATTTTTTGAACATCATCAGCTGTGAGTAATCTTGTAGCCGTAATATCGGTATCTGTTACAATACCAGCAATAAATTTAGAGATGTTCATAAATGTTTTTGCATCTACTGGGTTTGAGAGAATATCATCATCCTCTCCATTCTGTTCCCGTATGGTTACTTCATAACCACTTGGTAGTTTAAAGGTAAGTTTCTTACCATAAAGTGTTTGATCTTCCATTGTGTTGAGTTGTTAAGTATTCTGAAAAATATAGTATTTTGTAACGAAAAAGGGAGAGTTCATTGCTGAGCTCTCCCTTAGTGATTCACTATTACAGCTTCTCGCAGGTATCTACTGAGAACTCCAAATCCTCCAGAGTGTTATCCGAACTCATTCGGTCTAAGTCCTGTCCGTTTACCTTGCAAGGCCATACTCCGGTACATGTCCAGGAGTTAAGGATAGATACTCCATCCTCGGCCAGCTCATTGATGAGTACCGTTTCCTTATACTGGCTTGGAGTTAAACCCCCCCCAAGCAACATATCCTGAACTGACATAAGCCAATCCCATAACCAAGTATCTGACCCAGAAGTAGTTTCCAATTTGGAAGCTGTTAAGTTTCCAACTGATACTCTACCAGCTGTTTTTACATCGTAATTTACATCACCATGTGAAACTTGTTCAATACTTACCTCTGGTATACCAACCTTCTGAAAGAGGAATGCGTTTATGGGATGTTTGACAAATACAATTTGCCATAAGAACTTCTTCCTCGGATTTTTTACTTTAGCTCCTGCCATAGTATTATATCATTTATTTGTTTATTACTGTGCGGATATGGATATCTCACCAGTGCTCTTATTTACCGAAACATCTATGATAACATCCATCTCTATATCCTGCATTGGAACAATTTCCTTATACTTCAGCTGAGCCTTATACTTACCCTGACGAACATCTGCCTCGTTATTAACCTGAAGATCCTCATAGCTCTGTGCATCCTGATCTCCTAACCATGTGTAGGTAGTTATTGCTTTACGATTCTGCAAGTCATCCAGAAGATCCTTTGCTTCGTAGTATATCCTTTTCCACGTTTCAAAAGTATTAGGCTCTTCTATATAGCTCTCCAGAATAGGTCTAAGATTCTTCTTCAGATACAGGTTAAGACGTACTATAGAAATGAACTTCTCTGAATCATCCACTGGATTAGAAGTGAATCCATTCCAAAGCATAGTACGTTGCCCCTGGGTACGAGTGTTCTTTATTACGAACAGGTTCATATACCACTTAGCAAACTCATTGAGAGTATCTATATCAGCAGGACCACCTAAGTTCTTCATCACTGGACCTAATGCAGAAGCAATTACACCACGATTCATACCAGAGAAGGAATACCAAGGCCCATAAATAGAAGCACATATTGCATCCAATCCGGCTACAGAACCCAATACATCGCATTTCTGAAGAGAACCGTTTTCATTGTAGTATTTAATACCACCTCCGAAATATGCTACCTCTTTCTTTGGCCCAATAGTCTGAACCATAGTCTTCAGAGCAGTGAAAGTTTCATCTACTGTTGCTGGAGTACGTGTTCCTGCTGCATACTTGGGAACTTCCACATACAAAATGTTCTCAAATGTATTATGTACATCATTAGCTACAGCAATATATACCTTAGTATAATCGTCTAAATGCTGATGTATATGAGAAAGTATTACAGAGTATGCCTCGTAATATGACTTACTTGCTTTATAAGCAGAAATCCACTCATCTGCAGTCGGTTTAGTACCTGCACTACCCTCAGAGCATTCCATGTATACATTAGTATCACTTACTTCATCAGTACTTACAGTTCCAGAAGTAATCTTGCCCACCCTTATCATGGAGTTCCAATTAGAGAACTGGCGCAGTATAGAAACTATATCCTCCATTGTCTGAATACCAGTTGCAAGGTTTTTCATAGTACCCTGACCATCTGCATTCTTACCTTGAATAGCCTCGAAAGTGATATTCGGAGCATTATCCAAGAAATTCTGTAAAGTATCTACATTTATAGAAGGAGTAGTTACACCATCAGTTGTATTTGCTGATACAGCAGAGAAGAACAGTGTCTCATTTAAGATACTGTCATAAGTTGGTATCTGAGTTTCCTCATCTCTTGCCCCATACTGAATAATACTTGCACGTAACGATGGTTCCTTTGATACATTTAATTTTAAGTAGAAAGGACGGTTCAGATTTACTCCAGTATTATCAAGTACTGGAGAACCTGCTTCTCTAGTGCGTATAGCCATATTCATTATAAGACTATTTTCTGCTCCACTGGGATCAGAAATTACTATAGAGATAATAGCAGATCCATCTAGAACTGATACAGATGGTGCACTCAATTCAGCTGGAGTTACTGACATAGGTTTTGCCCATCCATAAGTAGCTCCACTACCAGCTACTCTTGATACTCGAACCTTTGCACCCATTTCAAGTGCCTTCATTATGTTCGATACCGAACCATCCGGAACTATCTCCGAACCAAAAATACGAGTGAACTGAGATGGGCTAGATATCAAATCACTTGGGTCTTCTAACGGACCCTTGGTAGTACGAGCTACCATGTTGATTACGCCCAACAGAGGAACACTAGATTGCACGTTCAGGTTCTTAAAGTTGAACCTTACTCTTGGAGTCTGTGGCATATTTAATTATATTAAAGTGTTATTAAGCAATAAATAATCCATTTGTTGACCAGAAAATGGGAACTGATAATTCCCAGCTCTAATTCTGGTATTTCTATCCATTGTATTAAGGTTAGGATCAGACTCCTTAACCTTATCCAAAAGTATTTTTAATTTTTTGTCCATATTATGGTACTTTTAATGTATAATCGGCATTTTCTAGAAGAACAGAAATATCTCGTATTGGAGTAAGTAACTCCGGTTGAATATTTTTATCTAATAAGCAATCCTGTACTTCAAATTGGTATACTTTTTCCATTAACCCATTATCCAGATCTGGCATATTGTAAAAGTTTACTATCCTAAGGAATATATTTCCTGTGAATAGAAACTTAGGTTCATCGTAGGGTTTTAAGTAACCTCTTTGAGGTACAGACCAGAACATAATTTGGTGCAACAATCTCATATGTTCTGAAGAATGAGCACATAATCTTATGTTCATATATTGTGATAGGGATTCATAAGGTACTTCTGTTGCTGTGTAACCTATACCCTCTTCTTTCTGGGTTATTTTTCTTGGTAGTCCTATGTCTCCTGGATAAAATCCTTCTGAATCAACTACTATTCTTGGGGTTTCTTTTATACCTCTTGAATGGTTATTACCAACTCCGAATATACCTATATAGAAACCCTTGTCATCTTTTATCTTTTTAAGATCTTCCTTAAACCTTTCAGCATTTTCTGCACTTGTTGGAAGATAGTCTTCTGGGTTTATAGTGTAGCCCAATTCAATGGCCATATTCAATAGAGCCATGTATATGGACCTCTCTATAATTTCCTGAGAATTTACCATTTTACTTGATTGGGTCTTACACCATATTTTTGAAGTTCTCTACGTATCTCTGTTAGTATAAGTTGTTTTAACCTATTCTTACCACCAACAGCTTTAAGAGACGGTGACCACACTGGTCTTGATGGAATCCTACCATCGTTGGATCCAAATTCTAATATTCTGGCTAACTGATTTAATGTTAAACCTTTCTGAGATGATCTTCTTGTTCCAATTGGTAATCCTATCAGAACTCTAGATTTATACCTATATAACCCAACTGACCTTGAATAAAGGCCAGTCAGGTTATAAATAGGATGTTGTCCCCACCTTTGGATAGTAGCTGGGGATAGCGGTTGCCATGTTACTCCACCACCAACAGGTGGTATACCCAAAGTTAATGACTTCTTTACTATTGCAAGTAGGTTTCTTGAGAACTTATCAACGGCTCTATCATACCCTATCTGCATACTTTGACCAAGGTTACTTACTAAAGCTTCAACAGTTTGCCATTCACCGTTTAACTTTACTTGAAGAACCAGGTCTGATATTTTAGGTAGAGTGATATTAACCGTTCTTGCCATTGTTAAAAATGTTTATTGTAAAAGTCCTTTAACTTAGAGTAAACAGTTCTAATTACACCTTCATTATGATAATGGTACTCACCAGCATATCCTTCTATTCCACCTAGTTTATTTGCCCACTTCTCTGTCCAGAATTCGTAGTAATTATTCTTTCTATTATGAAATAGGCAATGAAGACCACTGCATAATCCAACTATTGGTAAATATAATGGCCCAAGTATCCTTGACTGTATGCAATGACCAAACTCATGATCATAGGCAGGTTCCTTTAATCCAGATCTTTCAGAAAGGAAGATATAATTTCCCAAACTTACACCCCCATTCATTGTAGGAGCTACATAAAAAGCAGTGTTTCTTTGTTTTAGGATTCTTTTCTCTCCTTTCAGAATTATTCTATAAATAAGTCCGGCCAGGTTTTGGGGTAGTTGCCAAATATACAAAAGGATATGCACCAGAGTATGCAAGAACTTACCAAACTTAGTTTTATGTTGATGTTCTTTTAAGATACTGGACATTGCCTATTCTTTCTTAATGGCTGCCTTTATTTTGAGATAATGAGCAAAATATCCGGCAATGAAATACACTATCGGATATAAAATGAGCAAGAATGCTACCAGTCCGTTGTCCAGCCATCTCCAAATACAAGAGAAGATTATTACGGAAGCTATTAGCAATGCTACGTACAGCCATCCAAGTTTTGATATTTTCATAATACTTTTATTTTAGAAAATGTATACTCCTCCATCGTAGAAGTTAAATAACTCTGATTTATTTACAGACCCAGTGATAACTAAGTAATATACATTGTTATCACTATTAGGTACGTTAGTAAACTCTGTAGAAGAACCAACTATTACATCTCCATCTTCATAAGTCACATTCTTTAACAATCGAGTTCTTGCCCTATTATAGATGAATATTGTAGTTTCTGTACCGGGTGAACGGGGAGAAATACCTACAGTAAAATTAATGTCAACTTTTGATGGAGTTGGGGGTACTACACCAGCACTGGTTACATACTTTAAATACATAACCACTTTTTTGTTAGTATCCATACCAACTAGGGTCTCACCAATATTATCCTCTGTATCGGATTTAAATGTTATCTCACCAATCTTACCGTTATATTTCTCGTAGAACTCTACTACTGCATTACAATCCTCGAAAGTACCTTTTGTACTGGGTCCTAAATTTACTTCCAAGTCATAAGGGTATGGCTCATCTCTTTTTAACTCCATACCTATGAAACTTATTGTGTATAAATCCTCCATACTAAATCCATAGAATGGATCTTGGATACTACCTGTTGGGAAGGTATGAGCAACTGATTTAGAAGTTAATACACCATCAAGTAAACCTATTCTATAAATTAAAGTATCACCAAAGTTAACTTTTGTAGTACCACTTATAGTGTTAGTACCATAATGATCTTTATCTACATTTAACCCACCTAAGAATGTATCAGTAGCAGTACCGTATTTCCTTAAATAAACTCTAATGTTTAATACCCAGTTATTTTCTGACTTAACTGATATCATAGGGGTTATATTCCCCTCGGATAATAACCTGCTAGTAATTACATAAGGATCATTACTAAATGGTACATTTACAGTTCTTGTAGTTAACGGATTTTCTGGGTTACCCTGTATTATGGATAATCCCATACCAGAACTATTCTCGAACTGGTATGTAAGAGTTTTTGGCACTGTTTTACTTGTACCATTCTGTGAAGCAAAAAAAGCAGTAAGCATCCTACTTATAGTTTGTCACGTTTACAAATGCTCTAAAGGTTATATTAGTAGTCGACGACGTTGTAGGCACAAAGTGAATAGTATATACCTTTCTACCAGATGTAGCAGTAAATCCATCAACACCATCTGCTTTATATACTATACCTACTTGATCAGCAAACTTTACAGTAACACCATATGGAACGTCTATTACAGCATCACGGAATGGACCATTCTTTACTTGTGCAGTAAGCAAACTTAGAACTTGTACTTTCAGGGTTCCAGAGGTTAAATTAGTAGTTAAGTTCTCCCCTGGGATAATAGTTCTATTCCCTGACGGGAATGTCGTTAGTACAGCATCATTCGGTTTTACGTATGCCTTAGTAGCAAAATTATTTATACCAGCCAAATTAAGCATACCTGTTTCACTACCATCACTCTCTATGCTAGCTATTATATCACTATCTGATGAATAGTTACCTATCCACTCCATGACATAACTCTGGTCGATCAAGTATGTGTGTATAACAGAACCACCACTGAACAGGAATACAGAGTAATCTGATGAGGATTGATCATTAGCAATGATTGCTATTTTACCGTTTGCCTGTGCAACACGGAATCCTAAATTCAGACCGTCTGGGGTTATTCTAACACCAATTCGGTATAGAAGTCCATTAACTAATTCCTGTAAATTATTAGCTGCAGTTGGATCCCACGTACTTGAGGTATTTTCATCGAATAAAGTTGGTGCAGCTACTAAAACTTTTTCTGCAGCCAGTGATTCTATTTCTGATCCTCCATTACCTATAGTAACTACCTTAGTCCACCCACCAGTAGAAAGAATGTCCTGTATTACGGCATTATCCTGATCGCTACTAGAAGTAAGATGCTGCTTACCGGGCTTCTCGTACAGCGTTACAACAGCATTAGCATACGATCCTATTACGAAAGCCTCAGTAAGATCATTGATGTTGTCATACCAAAGTATAACAAAGTAAGCAATATCTCCGTCATTACCGTTTATGATCCTGAATGGTCCCCAACCTGTACTTTCATCTCGTAACCCGCAAGCAAATGCTAAGGCATTAAGCCAATTCTGGACTGGAGTACTATTCGTATCAAAGTTAGGAAGCTGCCAACTATCAGAACCGTTAACAGCCATTTGAAGATTCTTCCCAAGCTGTGTAAGGATATTTACTAACTTAGATTTCTGTGTATCAGATACTTGTACTGATTCACTACCATCCAAAGTCTTCTCTGTTAGAGAATTTATATCTACGAACTTTGCCATATCTATTGATTGTTTTTAGTATCTCTCCAACCAGCTTTAACTTCTGAAGTACCGAACGTAGCAACTGTGTTATTAAACATAGCTACTACTAAACTGTCGGTCTTTTGGATTACGGTTAAATAAGCCTCGGCTTGTAATGCAATTACTACATTTGAAGTTGTAGTTCTGAATACTAAAGTTTTTCTTCTTTCTACTCCTGTTTGGTTAATATCGGAAGTTATGAGTGATTCTGAACCCCCTTCAACTCCGGTATAATCCATGTAAAAATTATCACCGGAGCCATCACCCCAGGGTATAGTAACTTTTGCCATACTTTAAGTATTAAATTTGGGGTATAGTAGAGATATCCCACCCTACTATACCAAAACTCCGTATCTTTACGATTTGGAAGTAACCGTGAATGCGGTGTTGGTATCCACCGTAACCTGAACTGCAGAACCATCCTGAGGTACATCGATCTCTGTCGGTGTAACTTCGATAAATGGATCACCAGCAGTCTGATTCAGTGTAGCCATAGCCTTCTGTCCACCAGCAGCAATAGCAATAACCTGCTGAGTTCTGGCTTCAATTGTTTCGTTTTCTGCTGCAGTCAAAGTAACACTAAAATTGTACTTTGCTTTAGCACCTGGGTCACCAGTTATTGCAATACCACTTGTTGCAGAAGCTCCGTTTGCAGTAAATTTGATTGCAGAAATATCTGCACCGATGATATCTCCAGCACCTTTTGAAAAGGTAATCTTGGTAGTATTGGATTTACCAGTTAATGTTACACTACCACCACCCTTATCAACTGCTGGGCTAGCATTATCAAACTCAATGAACTCTTCAGCTGGGATCCGGTTAGCAACAAATTGCTTCTTCTCAGCTACACCGGAACCCTCTACTTCAAAAGTGGCAGTCTGAGCTAAACGGTTACCACGGTTAGCAACTTCTGCCCTTACCTGTAAAGTGGTATTACCAGAACCAGTAGAAGGACTAACAACTACACCGTTCTGTTTTACTTGTTTTATTTCAGCCATTTTTTTTTATTTTTTATTTGGGTCTAACTCTGTATGTAGTATTCGTCTTTACGGTAGTTTCATCCTCGTAATTATTCATTTCGTTTAGTTCAAGGATGTACTTGGTCAACTCAAGGTACTTGCCTACATTTTCCATGTAATTAAGTATCTTTTTCGTCTCTTCAGGAGTCTCTCTCTTCAATACTACAAAGAATAACAAAGCCTCATCATGTGCTTGAGCAACTTGAGTATCACCAGATGGAGAATATACTTTACCATTGATTACAAACTTATCCTGTGCCCAGTCAAAGTCCCAGTAACCATCTTTGGTTAAATGGCCATTCTCTGCTAATGACCTCTTAGTTACATATAGCACAATATTGATACCATCTAGTTCACCAGAATTGGTTTCTTTTAATGAAGGCCAAGTTCTTATGTAGTTATATTGGATTAAGCCATCCAATAGATACGGTTCATAGTTGTTTCCAGTATCTTCACCGTAAGATAACATCTGGTCAAATCTCTTCAACCAGATTAGAGGTTGCTTCCCTGCATCCACTTCAACAAAGTCAT